CCCCTTTTATAGTCGTAGATGAATCAATGCCGGCTAATATAACATAAGCTAAATCGGCACTTGAATTATCTCTTAATTCAATACCCATTGTGCTATCAGGTAAACTTTTTATTAACTGTTCTTTGGCACCGTTCTCACTATATACTTGAAATTGATATCCACTATGCGTAAATGACCTGTTCTGTGCTGCTGTAGCATCTTCACCGCTTACGCCGAATCTTGTTGCAGTAATTGATGTTAAGAAATTATCCCTTACCCAATCCCGGCCTGCTATGGTATCTCTTACTGAATTACTGCTATCAATAAACCATAGCCCGTTTTGAAAATTCATTAACCCTATTTCGGGAGTTGCTGGCGGAGTACCTGATGTAAATTTTAATTGCCCCGTATTTGCAGATGCGGTTGGTGCAGCTATATGAATTTTAGCAGTTGCCGATACATCGCCACCGGCATAAATTTTACTGCCTGCCCTTACATCATACAGGTAATGTTTGTTGCTACCATTATCATAACTACCGTAATTATCACCTGTCGCTTTTGTTAACGCATTCCAATATATACCATAGGTATTTGATACCAAAGAATTAGAACCTTCATATTCAAGTATCTTGATGCCAAACCTATTACTTGCTGAACCTCCTGCATAGATGTATGGATGAGCCTCAAAACCAGTTAAAGTTGTAACAGGCGAAAGTATTTGTGCATTATCTAAATATGACCAAGATGTAGCCAATGTACCGGAAGGTTTATTAATTATATGCCTCACTTGAGCGCCAACCATTTCAACAGATGCTCCTGTAGATCCTAATTCAGTTTCAATATCAACACCAGCTGTACCTGTAACAGTACCAGTTATAACTCTTTTATCCCTAAATCCATGCGAGCCGTTAGGCTCATTGATAGTACCTGTTATTACAATAGCACCGTCATTTGCTCCGCCTCCATCCTCATTTACAGTTATCAATAACCCATTATTACGAACTCTACTTTTTTCTACACTATTTCTTTTAATTACCAAATCCTGTGCATCTGTAGTACCAATAAAATCAGTTCCTGCAGTTGTACCTACATCGCCACCTTTGCTCCATTTCAACCCCACATCCGTCTTTGTCGCCACCTTACCCGCCGATGTGTCAACCGTTGCCCTCACATTATTTGATACGGCTGTGTCATACAGAACACCCCAGCCCTCAGACAGTTCTTTTACATTATTAGTGCCTGTTATGGCAACCGGGAAGCCTGTACCTACTGAGGTGTTTGTGGAGCCGCCGCCGGAACCGATGCTGTCTTTAATAGCATACACATTTCCGCTCCGCCAAAAATATATACTATCAATACCCTCCGTCCTGGTAATACTGTCAACGCTTGCAGTAGGCGGGAAAATTTCACCATAAGCAACCCCTAACTTCCAATAAAACAGGCTATCACCTTCAACAGTAACACTATCAACTTTATTATTCAGCAGATCAATAATACCGCTGCTATCAATAGCAAGCGGCCTCCATATTGCACCGTTATACCCATAGAACGTTGAATCTGCAGGTCTGAATTTTATTTGACCACCGATATTTGGAGATCGGTTTAACCCAGTATCTAACCTGGGAACAATAAACCCACTATCAACTTTAACATACTTATACTGATATCCTGCTGCCGTCATTGGTGTATAAGTAACCGTACTTTGAAGGGTAGTGAAATAATAAGCTACAGACTGGTTATACTGACCTCCAACACCCCCGCATATTGTACGGTAATAATAAACATATTGTGTGGCTGATTGCAATCCTGTTAAATTACGAAGAGCAGTTGAAGGTGCTGAGGATGCGCTTGCGGTATCGGTAAGTCCAACCCGCACGTATCTCAATATTAATTGCGATGCTGTTTCCGAAATCGTATCTGATACGGTTCCGTTTATCCTGGCTGAATTATAAGTTATTAATGTTACATTGTTATTTGTTACCGTATCTTCAGCTCCGCATACCTGACCATAAGCATAGCTGGTTATCATTGACAGTATTAACAGTATTCTTTTCATATATAAGATTGTATGGTAAAGTTAGTAAAAAATACATAATATAGGAAAGTTCTTTGGACCGTCAACTTTAAAAGGTTATCAGAAATTCACAATGAAAAAGTAGAAAAATTAACCTCATGGTTTAAGAATATTATAACCATTGCAGCAGGATTAATAGCTGTATTAGTATCTTTAAAAACAGGTAAATCGCCTACTGTTTTCTCTCATTACCTATTCGTAAGCACTATTGGACTTTTATCACTCGGCATCCTTTCAGGTTTGCTAGTTCTATACAACGAAGTACATGTTCTCGAAAAGACCCGTTCAGTGCAGCTTGATTATATAAAAAAACTCTTGGATGACCCTTCGGCTGATATGATGGAATGGATAAGCGATGCTTGGTATTTTGCACCCGCAAAATTGGTTTCTTTACTATCTTTTTCAGTGTCACTAGCAACTTTAACATGGTATGCAGTTCTTATAGATGTTTGAGTAAATTTTTCGCTTGGGGCGAAATGCTCCGCAGCTTCGCATTAAATACAAAAACTTATCACCTTCGCTTCGTGTCGTACAAAAAAACTTACGACACTCGCTCCACAGCCCCTAACCTGTCTTAACATAATATAGCGTTATATCACTCCGTTAGTCTATATCTATTGCCGCTCCTGCGTCGCTTTGGCACTGGCTATACGATTTTTTCAGAACATTGAAAAAATCGTGCCCATTCTCACATCAGCAAGTTAATCAACTTTTTCAACATTTCAAACTATAAATTTTGATAATTACAGTACCAATTTTCGCCATCAAACGGGATAGCCCAGGTAAATACGCCATCAGACCCGGATGTTTCATACAATACCTCTTTATCTACCGGCGTTCCTGATAAGATAATATCGTTATTGCCGATACCGTCTTTATAAACACCAAGTATAGTCTTGTTGCCGAGCCCTGCTACGGTTATGCTTACTGTACCGGCTGCTACAGGGGCGGTACTTCCCATTGCTGGATATCTAAACACTTCTCCTGTTGTTGGTGGCGGCGGTGTAAAAATTTGTGTTATTGAACCTGTACCCTGCAACGATATACTGAATGTAGCTATGCCGTCAAAGCTACTGGTATCCGTTGAGTTTGTAATATAAAAATACGCTTCTTTTGTGTAAATATCACCTGCCTGAGATGTTTGTATAAACCTACACAATAATTTTATTTTAGCCAACTGTAAAGCCTGCAGGTCTGCAATGGTAATCGACCCGGAAACATTGAGCGATATTACCCCGTCTATTGTTGCTGTAAAACTATGAACTGTCGCCTCGAATGTCTTATAGTTACCTGACCCGGTTACCGTTGTTTCAATAGTATCGGTTACAATATTCATGTTCCCACTACGGGCGCAAACATATAATTTCCATATGCCACCATCGTTAATATAAAACACAAAATTATCACCCCGTACTAAGCTCATGGTTGTTGATATTTAAGCCGAAATGTATCTATCAATGTTGCTGGTTTACTCACAGGTTTAACCGGCTGACGTATCGTAACTTTCTTTGCCGTACACCCTGCCATTATCAATATAATTATTACCCATTTCATTCTGCGCTGTATTTATAAGTAAACGTATATTCATTCACTAACTCCTCCTGCTCTGAATCATATACCTCCCACAGTGTACCGCTAAATTGGTTCCGTTTATAATCAATGGTCAGTAATCCAAAGGTATAATTTTTTGCGGTGTTAAAATCCAGTATTGCCATTGTCAGCAAACTGATCACCGAATTTTGGTAATTGCCGATAAACCCACCTTCAAACTTACTCCGGGTCTGCTGCCGCCATCTTAATTCCTGTAACGTTGATAACTCGCCCAGCCGCCATGTGACACCCCCTAATGGGTAACGCCACCTGGTTGTACGGTCTTGTAATCCCCAAAATGTATCAGGGGTTTTGGTAGGCAGGAATAAACAGCCAGATATTGAATTACGGGGTGCGTCATCAATATACACAGAAACATCTCCATTATTTTTTTTATTTACATCTTGCTGCTGTTTATGTATCTGCCCGGTTATTTTTACCGAATCATTAATGAACGGTATAACTTCCAACCGCATATCGGAGTAGTATGTTTCTTTTGAAGTGCTTTGTGGGTTGGCTGTATTCTGTGCTAAGAAAATTGTTAACAGTCCGCTAAACGGAGCTTGCGATGAAGCTATTTCTACACTGTGCTGGTTATTAGTATCATCACCTCCAGATATACTATACGAGAATCCAACAGTAGATATCCAGTCCCCATTATCTACTGGTAGTTCATCAACATATACTGTGGTTGTGCCGTCTGTTAATCTTACGCCAAATACCAGGGTATTAGGGCCAGGTTGACTTATATTGGTTTGTGTTGTAAAAGAAAAAATTAGTTTATCGCCTTCGCTAAATTCAATATAATCGCTGGCAACACCAAGAACAGTGTTTGATGCTGTATTCCTGATTACAAGCCTCCTATATAACTCTGTGCCCGTACTGTCAATGGCTATCCTAATAAACCTTTCAGGATAAACCGGTCCAACTCCTTGCTGCCAGTTAGTTGCAACGTATTCGTATATTGTTGTGGTACCATCCAGGTATGTACTTATCAAATCTCCTAAAATCAACAAATCGCTATTTCTCAATAAATATTTCGGTTGCTGGTAATCAAACGTTTTTCTGCTGAATTTATACCCACGTAATGCCCCTTGTGTTAATCCTGCAATCGGCCTGGTAAGTTGCGGGTCAGGTCCAATAAAGAAATTATTATTTAAAGTAGTGCCACCCAGAAGCTGCCAGGTTTCATCATACTGAAAACCAGGTATAGAATTATTATACTGTTGCGCTTCATGCCAACAAATAATATTCCACTGCCCGTTTGCCTGGAATAATGTGCAATTAAAGGTCTGCATTATTTTTGTAAGTACAGAGTAGCAGTCTTCGTATGTTTCCCCGGAAATAAATGTTTGCGAATCAATTAATGTTTGTTCAAATGTGCTGTTTATAATCGATGTTTGGTAAGCCTCATAAAGTGTATGAAATATGTTTGTTATCAGTGTAAGATTAGTTTGTGCCAGGCAAACGGCAATCATTGATAACAAAGTGTTTCTGTTAAGCAGGTTTATTTCACCTGTTAAGTAAACCGTTCCGGTTGTTGTAGTGAATCCGGGACCTATTGGAGTAAATTGTATTGTCCAGTTATACGGGTTCCCAAGTATGGTTACATCGCCGTATATAGATGATACAATATTATACACTATACCGGCAATTTCCATATCATTTCCAACCTGCGGGTAAAATGCGGAATCGGGGGATAGTATATAAACAACATCGTTCTGGGCCCCATTACCACCATAGTTAACGGTAAAAGATCTTCTTACCTCAGCATCAGATAATATAACCCCTTTCAATAACCCCAGCGCATCAGTTGCGCTCAGTGTAATGGTATGTGCAAAATCAACCATGGTTTCGTAGAAGTCATCCTGCACCAGGAACCCGATAAATAAAACTTCGTTTGAATCGCCAAGTAGTTTTACCTGCACGCCATCATCATCCTCAGACTGGAAAGCTGTTATATGAATATTACCGTAATTAATAAGCTGTATATCTAATGACTGTCCTTTTATTGGAGCAAACGGGTCATCTGTTGTACATTTTTGAATAACTGTAGTTTCGCCACCAACTACAGACATAGTAGCACCTGTATAATCTTTGAACAGGAATTGCAGGGTGTAACGCTTTATAGGAATATTGTCATCCGATTGGCTGTCAAATTGTGTTTGATATTTTAGTCCGTATGACATTAAATGTTATTATTCCGTAGGTTAATAAACAATCCTAACACTGTCAAGCTTAACAGAATCAGGATAATTGTATTTTAATATAAAAAATCCAGGTTGGCACGTATCTCTATTGTTAAGTTTTAAAAACAAATTGATTGCTGAATCTTTATTGCAAAAAACAGCTTCTTTTTGCTTTGAGTAAATACTAACATGAGTAGTAGCACATAAGAACCCATTCCCCATATCGCACTGCGGTAACGACGTAAAACCGTAAATAATCCATGTTACTATATATTTCATATTGTATTTTTTATCCGTTCCTACTCATCTGTGCCGATGCCCTGTTAAATGATATTACAAGATCACTGCCTGATAATGTTACCGCAGGTATAAATATTTCCCTGCCACCACCATACGCCTGCATCTCATTATTTGGCTGTACACTGCTGCCTGTTGGTAAAAATATTCTTTCCGGCCCCCGTTCTCCTACAGTAGCAAAACCACCTTCAAAGTTTCGTACACCGGTGGCGAAACCTGGATTCTTTTTAGCAAATGATGCTTTTAAAGCTGCTCCTAATATCTGTAAGGCAATACCCGCAATAATAGCTGTTTGTGGAGTAAGGTTTAATGCTTCAAACGCTTTTTTTGCAATCAACATCTGTACACCAGCTTCAACCAACGCCTTACCTAAGTTTGATATTTGGGATCCAAGGTCTTTAATTAAATTACCAAACAGGTCAGGTAAAGCGTCTTTATTTCCAGCCAAAGCTGCACCAATAGATTCAGATGCAGTTGATATGGCTGAGGAAGCTATATTAGCAATGGTTTGCGAAATTAAAGCAGAAGTTTCAGCCTGAAACTGAGCTAACCTTTCTGCATCAAACAGTTTTTGTAATCCATCCAGCACTTTCTGCTGCTGTTCCGGTGTTACAATAATTTCCTTTATATTGGGAACAATAGTAAGGTCAGGTCTAAGGGTTAGGTTCGTACCGGTTGCAGCTTCTGATCCTTGTGGGAGTAACCCAGATCGTGGCATTACTAATTCAACACTTTCCGGTTCAATCTTTATTTTCTTAATCTTTACAGGCTTAACCTGTTCCAAAAGTTTAAACCCCTTCGCTATTTCAGTTGCCTGTTTTTCAAAATCAGCAGCAATGGTATTTAACAGATCAATATTTTTCTGCTTTTTTAATAACTGTGCAAGCCTTATATTTTCCTCGCCTTTCTTTATAAACTCTCCAATATCATCCTGCCTTATCCTGCTATTTGCTTCTGCTGCCTTTGCATTTTCAAGTTCTGCCTGAAATAATTTTTCTGCTGCTTTTTGCGCTGTAAATGCTGCTGCTGCTTTTAATAATGTGTACCGGATATATGCAGGGCCATTGGAAACTAATGCCTGCTCAGCTTCATCAAGTGTTTTAACTGCACCGGTCGTTTTTCCTATAGTAGAATTGTAATCTTTTAAAACAGCCTCTTTGCTTATAAACCCATCCTTCGCCTGTTGTACCCTTGTTTTAAGGTCATTAACCAGTAGTGTTGCTTTTACATATTCATCCTTGCCTGATTCAAGCGCATCGTTTGCTAATTTTTGTGCTTTACTTAAGCCTATAAGATTTTTACCTAATTCAAATAAACCAACACCAAGTAAAGCGATCCCGGCAATAACACCACCAGATACTAAGTTTGATAAAGAACTTCCTACAGTGTTTATTGCTACTGATGAAGCCTTTGCAGCCACCCCAGTAATTGCCAAAGAATTACCCATCTTTAACAGACTGCTATCTGATTTCTGGGCTACCACAGCAGTTTTCCCGAGTTCTGCCTGAAGCTGTTTTAAGCCTGAAACCCCTTGGCCTACATTTGCCGTTGCTGTTACTTCAATATTTGGCATTACTTAAGTTTTGTATATTTTTCCTGTATCTTTTTATACCAGGCTCTTTTTTCTTCTATTGTCATTTCACCCCACGGATCTTTGTTATCCTTTGCATCTGAATTAAGAATAAATAAATCCTCTGGCTTAGTAATCTCCCCGCCTGCCCTCTTCTTCATATTCAACCCTTTAACAATGAAATAAGTCTGCAATCTCATCAGCCTTGTGTAATTTTCCTCTTTATCAAAATAGCCCTTACAGGCATAATAAAACTCCTGAGGGCTACTCGTATAATATTCGTAAGGGCTCCACCCTAATTTTCCTAATGCTATTTCAAGACTTTGCGTTTTATATTCTTTTGCTGTAAGTTCTTTTTCGCTACCTTTTTTTTTACACCTTCAGGTATTTCCGGCAATGTTGATTTATAAACAGCTAATATATTTTCAAAAACTTTTTCATCAGTTATTTTATCAACCCAATCACAAACATTTTCAAAAGTAAAATCAGGTTCTTCACGTTTGGCTATACAGTTTGCATAAAGACCGGCATAAACAAGGGCATAAGAATATAAAACATTGTTTTTTGATCCGGCACAGATCGTTAAATATTCAACATGGGCTAACTGATTAAATTTTAAGCCCCGTAAATTACTACCTGGAATATCAACACCCTTGGCATCATTTTTTAGCGGCCCTATTTCAATTTGTAAGTAACTCATATTAGCTGCCCTCGGTTGTTCTTGCCGGAACGCCATTAAGCTGGACTGTTCCGTTAAATGTTAATGCTGCATCGTTTCCGGCAGTCATTGTTAAAGCACTGATAAGAGCATCAACGCCGGTATATGTATCCTCGCCCTGTGTAGGTGTTTCAGGCCCGAAAAACCATGCAAATGGAGTGTCATTTTCAAAGGCATCATTTAAAACCCCCTCTGAAACATTGTTTGCATCCGGGTTAAAAATAACATTACCGTCCAGCGTTATGGTACGGTCTTTAACGCCGTTAAGTTTAAACGTACCACATTTGCTACTTGCATCAATAACACTTGCTGTTCGTTCAAAGGTATTGGATGTTAAACAAACGACGGTATCATAAGAGGTACCTGCATTTGTAAGGTCTATCCCGAATACCCATCTTTTACCGTTTACTGGAATATTTGCCATGATTTTATTTTTTATAAAGTTAATAAGAAATTAGATGTGAAAAAATTAAATTTCGACTGATATA